CTAAGTTGGAGCGTTGTCGATGCCTAGAATACGGCGGCCGCCGAAAATAAGGCTACTTGGTTCTGTATCGTGATTCCTGGGCTGACCAAGGCACTGTATTTCACGGGTCAGCCCTCCCCGATGGGTATGCCCGCTATGGAGGTCTCTGCTGTTCTGGAAACAACTCTCTACATCACCCCGACCGGTGCGCCTCAGTGGGCAGCAAAGCCTACTGATCTGGAAAGTATGAGTCTGAGATCTTCTACCAAGAAAAACGTTGAGGTTTGAGGAGGAAATACCATATGAGTGATAATGTCGTGAGCATTCAGGATAGAGTGATGCCCGTTCGCGTCATTGACAATAAGACTGGGACGGCGTATGAGCTTGATTTTAACAGAGAGAGCGTTAAGTTTGCCGAGAATCGTGGCTTTAAGGCGGACGAGCTGACAGTGTTCCCGGTGACTAGAATCCCGGAGCTGTTCTACTATGCTTTCCGAAAAAATCACAAGAATGTAGCCCGGTCTCAGACTGATGCCCTGCTGGATGGTATGGGCGGGATGACAAGTGCTCTTCTGGAACGTCTGGTTCAGCTCTACAATCAGGCAGCCCTTACCCACCTGATTGCAACTGACGAGGATGCGGCAAAAAACGCAGAGGTGACTGTGGAGCTGTAAATAGCCCACGGTCTTATACGGAACTATTTGAGGCGGAGTGCCCCTACTATCTGTCCATCGGCATGACTTGGGAACAGTATTGGTATGGTGATGTATGGATGGTAGAGGCATACCGCCAAGCTGATAAGCAAAGGCTTGAGCGGGAAAACATGATGCTCTGGCTACATGGCCTTTATAACTACGAAGCCCTTTGTGACGCATCTCCAATATTCCGAGATTTTGCCAAAAAGGGGACAAAACCAGTTCCATACCGAACGGAACCGTACCCACTAGGCAAGAAAAAAGAAGTACCAACCGAGCAGGAAGTTAAAAACGAGCGTTTGAAAGCCACCCTGTTCTTTAAGAATTGGGCGAGGGCTGCTGAGAAAAAGTTCCGGTAGGCCCTGGTTTGCACCTTGCCAACTTCATATGAGATAGCGGAGATTTTGATTGCCTCCTTCCCCAAGTTGTGGTAAGATTTGGGGGAGGAGGGGAATAAGATGAAAAAGCTAATCTCTTTCGTTTTGACTGGATTTATGGTTGTTGGGTTGGCTGGGTGCTCTGGTGAAGTTTCGCAGAAGGAATATGATGAACTGGTCGCAGAAAACGAACGGTTAAAAAGCAGTTTGAGCGAAGCAACGGATATGTTGCAAGAATACATAGACGGGGAAACAAATGATGTCATGGAAAATGTTCCACTTATGATGTATCAAGCAACGGCCTCGATGTTTTCTGAGGACGCAACATGTGTAGCAATATCTGATGATATTGTCCAAATAACTGTGCCGTTGCTTGATGGGCAAAGCATGAACGATTACGAGACTGAATTAGAAGCCGCCGCATATTCCATTGGTATTGCTTTAGATGATGACGAATACTCTACTTGTATTATTATGTTTATCGATTCTGCGGGTAATTGTTCTGGAGGATTTTCGGTTGGACTAAATCGTGAAGCAAGTTCATTTGTTGGTTTGAATGGTTAAATAATGGTTATCCGCTTAGAAATAGGTGGAGAGACTTCTATTTCTAAGTGATCAAAGTCCCCGCTATCTTATATGAGGTGGCGGGGGCTTTTTATATCTTTAGTGCCAAGTGCTTCATTGCCAAGTGCCGCATTTCAAAAGGTGGTGGCATCATGGCCGTTGATATTGATAGTCTGCAAATTGAAATAGAGGCAACTTCGAGCGATGCGGCGGCGAAAATTGACGCATTGGCCGCCGCGCTGGCTAGCCTAAAAACAGTGGCAAAGGGCGGAGCGGGGCTTACTACAGTTTCTAATCAGATGCAGGCACTTGCAAATGCGGCAAAGCTGATAAATAGCAGTAGTCTTAATACAGCAAAGATAAAGGAAATGACAGGCGCGCTTAACGGGTTATCTTCCATCCAGAAATCCAGCGGCTTGTCCTCCACAATCAACGCCCTTAAAAAGTTGCCTCAGATTAGCGAGTCCTTAGAAAAAGCAGATTTAGGAAAGTTTGCTGTTCAGATGAATCAGGTGGCGGACGCAATGCGCCCCCTGGCTACGGAGATGCAGAGAGTTTCCAGTGGGTTCTCAGCTTTCCCGATAAGGATTCAGAAGATCATCCAGAGCAACACTGGACTGGCTGATTCGAACAGTAAGGCGGCAAAGAGTTTTGGAGTGCTTGGAACCGGAATCAGTAGCACACAGGCAAAGTTCGGAATCTATTCAGTGGTATTTCGCCAAATTGCGCGTACTGCATCTGATTGGGTAAAAGAGAGCAATGATTATGTCGAGAATCTGAATCTGTTTACTGTTGCAATGGGCGATGCTGCGGAGAGCGCATTAGAATATGCGGAAGCAGTAAAAGAAGCTGTTGGGATTGACCCGTCTGAATGGATCAGAAACCAGGGCGTCTTTAAGCAAATAACTGGTGGCTTTGGAGTCATGGAAGAAAAAGCGAATCTTATGTCAAAAAACCTGACACAGTTAGGTTATGATATTTCTTCCTTCTATAACATTTCCATTGAAGAGGCCATGGAAAAACTGCAATCCGGCATTGCAGGCGAAATTGAGCCACTGCGACGCCTTGGCTATGCAATTGACGTAGCTACCCTGCAAGAAGTGGCATATGCACATGGAATTGAGCAGAGTGTAAATACGATGAACCAAGCGCAAAAATCCCAGCTTCGTTATTTAGCGATTATGGAGCAGAGTGGGAACGTAATGGGGGATATGGCCCGGACGGTGCAGACCCCGGCTAATGCTTTGCGCATTCTAAATCAACAAATAACTCAGTTAACCAGAGCCTTAGGGAATTTATTGATTCCATTTTTACAGCAGATTATTCCGTATGTTCAGGCATTTGTGGAAGTCATTACTGATGCGATACAGGCATTGGCGCTTCTGGTTGGATTTGAATTGCCTGAGATTGATTATTCCGGGCTGGATGGTGTGACATCTGGTGCCACAGATGCGGAAGATGCCATTGAAGGGGCTACTGGAGCGGCCAAAGAAATGAAAAAGGCGTTGCTCGGGATTGATGAATTGACCATTCTGGAGCCGACTGCTTCTGGAGGCGGTGGTGGATCTGGTGGCGGAATTGGAGGCGATTTGGGTCTCGACCTTCCCGAGTATGACTTCTTAGCCGGGTTGGAAGAACAGGCATCTAAGATAAAAGAGCAGATGGAATCTATTTTGGGGCCAATCCTTTCTATTGGAGCTGGATTTGCTGCATGGGAAATTACTCCTAAAGTATTGAATTGGTTTAAGGATCTTAAGAATGGAAAGTTTAGCAAGATCGATAAACTCGCAGCGGGTATCGGGCTTGTAATTACGGGATTTACGCTTGAATGGCAAGGCGGATACGACATTGGTTACAATGGGCTGAACCTTGAGAACGCCATAAAAACAGCTATCGGAGCCGGACTAGGAATCGCTGGATCGCTCCTTATCTTTGGGACTGGGCCTCTTGGGTGGACAATTGGTATCGTAGCCGCGTTATCTGTTGCCATTGCAAGTATTACCATAGGGTATAACCGGAGACAAATAGATGACGAGATAAAAGAGCGGTTTGGAGAAATTGAACTGACAGTGGAAGAAGCCAAAGAACTGGCAGAAAGGATTATGTCATCTCCGCTTTCTATCCAACTGGACATGTACGTGGAGGCAAAGACTGGTGCAAAAGAAGCAATCGAAAAGTATCTTGCATCTTCCGAAGAGTTTTCTTATCTGATTTGGAAGGTATCCGTTGGCTTTGAAGTAGATGATGCTGAATTGAGCAACAGTATTGATTCTATGATCGCTGACGCACAATCCTTCTTAAATGCACAGAGAGAAACGTATGCGCTTGCTGTCAACATCGGCTTTAGTGATGAAGGAATCAAAGCTGAAATGGCGGCATTCGTAAACACGTATTTTTCTGAATCCTCCAGCGAAATGGAGCGTCTTGGGACGGAATTAAAGCAAACGATGCTAGATGCACTTGCCGATGGAGTCATTGATGAACAGGAAATGAAGACGATCAATGATTTGCAGTCTGAGGTAAACCAGATGCTTTCTATGGTTGCTGACGCTGAGTATAGAGCAAAGCTCAACAATGCAGTATATGAGCTTGGTGGAGACCTATCCTATGAGAGCGTAAAGGCCGTCAGTGAAGAGTTGAATACCATTGCACAGGAACAGCTAAATACAACGGAGCAACAGCACTTAGAAGCAAGCTTCCTTATTGAACTTAAATACAAAACTGACGGAAATTATGAGGAATATACTGCCGCTATTGAAGACGAACTGAAAACCTACTTTGCAAATCAAGCACAGGTATCTGCAACTGCTTTTGAGCCTCTCATTGGAAAATTTAATGCGGCATTTTCTGACGCGCTTACAGAGGCGCAACCTGCGTTTGATCGGCCGGTAGAAGACCTCCTTGACAGGACGTTCCATCAATTCACTACCGATGAAACCGGAGTGCTTGTCGGAGATAGTATAAGCGATTTTATGAGGAGCGTTGACCAACAATGGAAACTTGGGTTCCAAACGCTTGATATTACTCCAGAAGTGAGAGCTGCTTTGTCTGAAACGCTTGCCGCGTTGGAGCCTAGAGCAGAACAACTCCAAAAGATCGCTGATGATTCTAGAGCCGCAGGTATTGCTGTCCCGCAGTATGTTTCTGAGGGCCTGCATGACTACAACATGCTTGCAGCCATTTCCGGTGATATGGATGCTATCAACTATTTGCTTGGAGAAAAACTGTCTACAGACCCCAATTTCCTACAGGCACTTCAAACTGCGACAGATGCTGGCATGAACATCAATGAGGCTGTTGCAAATGGATTGTTAGACAATCTCGAAGTGAAAGAAAACGCTGATGGAACAATTTCGTTGATTAACGATACAATCGGCGAAAAAGTTCTAGAGGTTACACCAGCGTTAAAAGAAACCTTAAAAACTCTCGGTATAAATATGAGCAATGGGCTCATTGAGGGAGTTGAATCAAAGGACACAGAAGTATTTAACTCTGCAAATGGGATAGGTAAGCAGGTCGGAAACGGAATTGCGGATGGACTTGATGATAGCACACGGGCAGTTAAGAACGCGGCAGATAGGCTTGTTGATATTGCGCTATCGGCAACAAAGACCGCAGCAAAAATTCATTCACCATCTCGCTTGTTCCGTGATGAAGTTGGATTGAATATTGGCCTAGGTATTTCCGAAGGAATCGGTAATAGTAGAGATGCTATACTTTCGGAAATTGAACTTACAAATCAGCGTATGGTGAGTGCTTTTTCAACTGGTTCGATTGGTAGTCTCTCTAGATCTTTTTCTGTGGAAGAAGTAAAGAGCATAAATACACATACATCTGGAACCGTTACAGTAACAGACGGAAGAGAAGGCCAGCGGGAGATAAATCAAGAAATGATAAGCACATTGTTTGCCATAAGCCAGCAAATCATTTCCGCAATTGAAGAGAACAGCGGAGACGTTTATCTGGATGGGGATAAGGTCGGAGAACGAGTAACGGAATACCAAAATAGGAAGAATCGCATTTTTGGCAGATAAATTTTAAATTGGAAGAAAGGGTGACAATATTGGTTCTTGAAATTGATGGGTTTGATATTGTCCCTTACATTTCATTTGGAGGAGTTAAGTGGCAACGGTCTGACGTGGACGGGGAAGGAGCGGGTCGTACTTTGGATGGCAAACTCAGAAGGAATCGGGTGGCAACAAAGCGGCGGCTGGATATTACCTGCCGTCCGCTTAATGCCGCCGAAACAAGTAAAGTCTTAACGGCAATTATGCCGGAATGGGTATCGGTTCGATATACAGACCCTCAAACAAACAGCATTGCAACAAGAAAAATGTATTCCAATAACAACCCGGCTACGTTTCAAATGAAGCAGAGGAACGGAGATGAACTATGGGGAGGGATCACATTCCCGCTGATTGAGGAGTAATATATGCCATACGAGTATCAAGTAGAAATTGGCGGAATAATGTATGGAATGGATAGCATTAAAAGCGCAAATATAAAGCAGCCGTTATTCGAGTATTTTGGAGCGGGGAATGCAATGCCTGCTGAGTTCCACATTACATTTATTCCTAAAGAGGAACCTCCCAGAATGGCAAAAATTGTACCATTCTGTAGAGAAGAAGGAGAAAAAGATTGGCATAAGCTAGGTATATTTTTTGTTGATGTAAGGAGTGAAGATAGACAGTGGAAAAATCTTATTGCCTATGACTCCATGCTGAAAACCGAACAAACTTACTTGATTAGTGAAGATGTGGGTGAATGGCCAAGGGGGATGAAAGCGCTTGTTGCGGATATAGCAAGCCGTATAGATGTAGAAGTTGATAGTAGAACAGTTATCAATGAAAGTTATGTGGTTGAATATCCAAACGATTATACAATGCGAGAAATTTTATGCCATATAGCAGCGGCCCATGCAGGGAATTGGATTATTACGGCGGACGGGAAATTGTTGCTGGTTCCGCTTTTTACTGCAATGCCTCCAGAGACATATTATTTAATAGAAGACAGCGGAAGTGCCATAGTGTTTGGAGAGGATAGAATTTTGGTATGAATAACAAGTATTATGTAGGCCAAAAAGCATCTTCTTTTTTAAAATATGAAAAAACTCCTCCAGTTAGTAAAATCCGGCTGTTTTGGGATGATGAAAATGCATTCGAAGCTGGAGATGATACAGGATACACAATAGAATTGTTTTGCCCATCAGCTACGCAGAAGATGGCAGATAATATTTTGAATGCAGCAAAAGGATTTGTGTATCAAGGATTTTCGGCCCCTGGCTCAAGCCTAGTTCCAGAAGCGGAACTGGGGGATGGAGTAACGGTTGACGGTTTTTACGGAATGATAGCAAATCGGGATATAGAATTTGGCCCAGGGAATTTATCCGACATCTCTGCTCCAGGGGAAAAGGAAATTAACCATGAATATCCTTATTTGAGCTCAGAAAGTAGAGAGCTAAAACGAAAAGTTACACTAGGGACTTCTTACTATGGCACTAAAATTACTCGAAAAAACGGATTAGAAATTACCAAAACAGATAATAGCGGTGCAGAGAAAAGCCGGGTTATTTTAAACAGCGATATTTTGGCCTTTTATAATGACGATGGACAGGCAGCACTCTATTTTGATGCGGCCAGTGGAAGATACATTTTTCGCGGGGACATCAACATGCAAGGGGGATCTATTTATTGGGGAGATTCCTTCCCTTACAAGTCCCAGTTTTCAACATCTCCGGATGGACCATGGCATGATAAGCAGCAAGAAGGAGATAAATACAGACGAGATACATATGATGGGGGAAAAACTTGGGAAGAGCCTTACCAATTTGTCGGAACAGACGGACGAGACGGTATAGACGGTTCGGATGCAAGTGTTACATTCAACAATGTACTTCGAGCATTACAAAGAGCAGAGGCGACACAAACAACATTTATTACAGCGGATGAGCTAGGGGCTCCCACCATTTATGGTGCCAAAATTTATGGTGCAGAGATATATGCTGGCGGTGTAGATGATATGGGTGGACAAATTATTGGGCTCTTGGACACTGGGATGGTGGTATGGAACGGAGATGGAGAACGAGTATTAACTATTTCTGGAAATGCAGATACTGCGAGCCTTGTCACGGGCTATAACATATTACGCTTTAACTGTCCGTATATGTCGGTAGAAGCCACATCATCAGTTTCCTTTCATGGACGATTAGTTTCTTTTGATGACGTAAATGAGGTTTCAGGACTTTATCTGAGGTTTTCTTAATGCTTCCTAAAATATATTCAGCGTTTCTCAACTTGACAAATGCATGTAACTTGGCGTGTCGCTATTGTTTTGTGGAACAGCATCCAGATATGATTTCCCTTCAGGTAGCGAAAGATGCAGCGGATTTTTTGGCCGCCAACGCGGGAGACGGGGTTCCGTCTATCAACTTTTTCGGCGGGGAACCACTACTGATGTGGGACGCTATTATAGTCCCGCTGACCGAGTATGTCCGGGATCGGTATCCAGCATATAACCTTTCTATGACAAGCAATGGAACTCTGCTGAACCAGGAGCGGGCGGAGTATATGAGGAAGAAAGGAATAGGGCTCTTGCTTTCCATGGACGGAGACAGACGGACTCAGGAGCGCAATCGACCGCTTCAGGATGGCGGCTCCAGTTTCGACATTCTGGGGAAAAAGCTTCCTTTAATTTTGAAATACTTTCCTGATGTGATGTTCCGCTCTACGGTAACACCGGAGACCGCAGTTGACTTGTTTCACGATATGATATTTGCAGAACAAGCTGGTTTCCGCACATTTTTTACTATGCCGGATAGTTTTGCAAATTGGGACGGCACTGAGCCACTGGAGGAGGAACTTCGGCGCTATTCAGAGCATTATGTCGAGTGCTTAGAAAATGGATGGGAACCAATCTACTTCACACAGATTGAAAAGTTTTTCCCCAAAATACTCTTGCACAACCAGGCGATCCAAGAGGGGGCAAACCGCGCCTATACCTCATGTATGGCCTGCGGCAAGTGCGGGCTGGGTTCTGGGCGCTATGCGGGGATTAACCTGAATGGAGATATCCTAGCTTGTCAGGAGTTCTTTTCACGAGGAGATAATCCATTCGTGATTGGAAATATCTATACTGGGGTGGTAGATGAGACGCGGAGACGACTTATGCAAAAATACGATAGCGCACAGGTTGAAGGGGATGGGTGCGATGAATGCCCCCTGAACCGCATCTGTGATGGAGGGTGCGTGGCCAACAACTATATTCGATCGGGGAGTTTCCACCATATGCCCCCCATCTGCTGTCGGTGGAACCGTCTGCTATTCCGAGAGGCAATCTATCTAATGGAGCGGCTGGGCAAGGCAAGAAACAAACGCTTTTTAGAGAGGTGGCATATCTATGTTGCCAGATGAGCTGATCGAAGTACCGGAATACCTGAAGGGGGAACTTACCGGTGCAAACGTCATGCCCATGTGCGACTTCTGTACGGAGATTGCCTGTGAGACAGATGGAATGGCCTGTGGTGAGACTTGCAGCCAAGGATGCCACGGGCAATGTACTGTGGTACAGTGCGGACAGTGTAGCGGCTGCCTGGGTGGATGCCAGATATGCGAATCATCCTGCCAAAATTCCTGTCAGTCCTGTCAGTCATCCTGCGAGTCGGCAGCGCAAAACCCTACCAGCTATGGTTCCATCACGGTGGGCGAAGTTACCAGCCATACTATTGAAGTAACGCTGAGAGCCATTTCAAAAGCAACATCTTATGTAATCGCCTATCGGCCAGACAGCACGACTACTGCCCGAAATGTGGAAACTACGTCGAGAAATTACACGCTAACAAGCCTCGAGCCTAACCAGAGGTATGTAATTAACTACTATGGCAAGAACAGCTACGGAACCGGCCCTTATATGCCTTCTCCGGTCTATGCCACCACAAGGCCAGAGATTGTAGTTGAACCGTGGTCATGGACATCATCCAATGGGGCAGCGACGGACACACAGACCCGTAACGCCTACCAAGTTTTACAGGGTAACCGGGCAGCGGATGACTTCCATCACAATGTATGGAACGACTTCATAGACAAGATTGTGGAGATGCGAGAGGCATACGGATTGTTTTGGACGACGGACAGTGGGCGCTTTCCCTCCGCCTCCGGGTGCAAGGTGTCCGCCGGGGACACACTGACCGCCGAGATTTACAACGCGGCCAAGACCAATATAGGTTCCATACAATCTACCGGGATACAGGATGTAGATCCGGGGGACGAGATAACCGGATACCACGTTCTTCACATCTCGGATGTTCTGAATGATATCATTGGAGGTCTGTAATGGATAGTCAAAAAATTATTCAAATGGCGGTAGCAATTAGAGAAGCAGCCTCTAGGATCACAGTATCTGGGCCAAACAATTGGACACAGTTGCTTGGTATTATCCACACAGCGGAATCTATAGTTACAGAGGCGGGGAAGGAGGGAGAACATGGCGGATAAACGGATTGGGGAATTGCCTCTTATCGAAGACCTTGATGATGAGTCTTTTTTTGTGGCTGAACAACAAGGTGCAGCAGGACATATTACCGGCGCACAGATAAAGGGATTCGCCCGGAAGTCCGTGGAGGATATTGCAAACGCTTCCCAGAAATCGGCTGAAGCGGCGGCGAAGAGTGCGTCTGCGGCCCAGGAGAGCGCTACTCAGGCGGAGGAAGCGCAGGAAGCAGCAGAGAGTGCCAAGAGTGGGGCAGAGGTTGCACAAAAAGCGGCGGAAACGGCACAAGGCGCCGCCGCGGACGCGCAGGCCGGGGCGGAGAGCGCCAAGACGGCAGCGGAGGCAGCGGCGGACGTTGCAGCGAAAGACGCCGCCGAAGGTGTGCGGGAAGAGCTCTCCGTCTATGTGGAGCAGACTGAGGCAAACGCCCAGGCGGCAGCAGATTCGGCTTCGGAGGCCGCAGTGTCCCAAGAGGCCGCAGCACAGAGCGCCCAGGGGGCGGCAGGCAGTGCAACCGCGGCGGCGCAGGACGCGGTGGATGCGGCGGATGCCAGGACGGCTGCCGAAGCGGCACAGGGCAAAGCGGAGGCCGCCCAGGGGGCTGCGGAAGCGGCCAAGAGCGGGGCGGAGACAGCGGCGGGCACGGCCACTACAAAGGCCGAAGAAGCAAGCGCGAGCGCCGAGACCGCCAAGCAGTACAGCGGAAAACCGCCGAAGCCGCAGAATGGAACCTGGTGGGTATGGAACGCAGAGACCCAGGCGTATACCGATACCGGGATTAAGTCTGTTCTCTCCATTGTGAAATCCTATCCCTCTGTGGAGGCTATGGAGGCGGACAAGCTCAATATGCATGAGGGCGACCTGGTTATCATCGCCTCCACTGTAGATGACCCGGATAACTCCAAGCTCTATGTGCATGATGGCGTTGGCTGGGTGTATCTCTCCGACCTTTCCGGCGTGGAGGGCGTGGGGATTGCGGGCATCTCTCAGACTGACGGCAACCATGCGCCGGGCACCACGGACACCTACACAATTGAGCTGACCAATGGGAGCTCATACGAGTTCACTGTCTACAATGGTGCGGATGGCGACGGAAGCGGAGACATGCAGTCTTCTACATATGACCCACAGGGCAAGGCGCAAGACATCTTCGGATATGCGGACAATGCAGCAAAAGGCAAGCAAGACAAGCTGAAAGGTACCGCTGGCCAAGTGGTAGGCTTTGACTCCGAAGGCAACGCAATCCCCCAGGCGGCCCCAAGCGGATTGCCGGATGGCGGAACTGTGGGGCAGTTGCTGGAAAAAACGGAGGACGGGGCAGAGTGGGCAGACAAGCCTGTGATGTATGTAAACATAACGCCACCGGCTGGAGATTCCCCGTTCGGAACGGCTGACCACACGATTGCTGAAATAACGCAAGCAGTCTTGAACGGGGTAACCGTGCTTTCAAAAATATCGGCAGGAACCGATACCAAAGTAATTCCACTTTCGAGTGTAACAGACAGTGTGGCTTCCTTTTCGTCTACGTCTGTAGACTACGGCCAATATTGTACCCCAAGAACAGTCCGAAGTGGTTATTATAGCGGAAGATCAATTTAGAGCAAGCCAGATTCTATACGATAAAGGAACGAGTGGCCTTGATTCAGATGATGTGCAAGGCGCAATCAAAGAACTGGCTAAGAACAAGCAGGACTCCGCAGATGCTGTAACTGTTCCCGGCGGCGGCACGATGCAGATGGGGGAGAGCCTGGGCAACGGCCCCTACACCATCGAAGTAACCGAAGACGGAGAGGGCGGCGACCTCTCCGCCGAATATGTGGGCTACAGCAACACGGGCAGCGGCCTGGAGGCCACCAATGTGCAAGAGGCGATCGACGAGCTGGCCCAAAAGGGCGGAGGCGAGTATCTGCCTTTGACTGGCGGGACGATGCAGGGAGATATCACCATCCCGGCGGACAAGGCCATCAAGCACGGGGGCTCTGCCGCTCAAATCAAGATGATGCCAAACGGGAATATCCGGATTGAGGCCCCCCTGGCTGAGGGAGCGGCAGCGATCACAGTCGGCACTTCCGGCATCAATCTGGTCAACAACACGACGCAGGTGCTACAGACCTCTGAGAGCGGTGTTGCACTTAAAGCAAACACGGATATGACCGGGCACAAGATAGCCAATCTGGCCGCTCCTTCTGATTCCGCAGATGCCGCCAACAAGCAGTATGTGGACACGAGTGTTGAACAGGCGCTTGGCTCAATCGGATATAGTCTGATAAAGGAATACACATCACCAGGGAGCTACACCCATACGTTCGACCGCAAATATACAGATGTTTTTGTGGTTGTGGTTGGTGCTGGAGGAGGCGGAGGTTCGAGTGGAGAGCGCGGTGGAGGTGGCGGCGGGGGTGGGGCCGTAGCGTGTTTCCATGTTTTGGATAGCAGTACAATTCAAAACAATAATATTGTTGTTGGAACTGGTGGAGCTGGTGCAGTCTCTTCTTTGGGACCGTCCGTCACTAATAATGGCTCCGCTGGTGGGAGCAGTAGCGCTTTTGGTATTACCGTACCTGGTGGCAGTGGTGGAATAGCCAATCTTGGTGGCATGGGTGGTGGCTACGCCCCCAATGAGATTGTTCCTGGTTGGCTCATGATAGGTGGTAGTGGTGGTAGCCATAATAACAATGGCGATGGCGATGGCAATGCTGGGCCTATTATTTCTATTGTTGGGTTTAAACCTTTCGGTGGCGGAGGTGGCGGAGGGGGCAATCCTAGTCTTAATGATCCGCCAACTCCCGGCGGAAATGGCGGTGACGGTGGAGCCGGTAATGGTGGCGCTGGAGCTACCGGCCAGAGCAATGCAATAATGGGTAAAAACGGTACCCGCGGTGGTGGCGGAGGAGGTGGTGGAGCGGGATGGACTTTTCGTTCCAGCGAGTATAAGCCCAGCGGCATAGGTGGCAAAGGCGGCGATGGATATGTGGCGATTTACGCAAGAGGTATTTCTTGATGAAAACAGTCTATTTAAATGAGGATAACACTGTCCGCGAAATCATCCCGGAATACGCACTTCCACCGGAGAAGTGGTATAGCGAGGCATTTGCACGACGCTGTGTAGAGGTACAGGACGATGTAGAGCAGGGGTGGCGCTACAACCCCGAAACAGGACAGGCCGCCCCGGACAATAGACCGCCGGAGCCTGAACTAACTCCGCAATACGCCGCCGCTATGAGGGCCTATGCGGCCACCAGCACGGCTATCCCCGACACCTACGCCCTGGACATGCCCGATCTGTTTCCCACCTGGGCGGTGGTACTGGCAGACGGCGAGGAACTGCCTGCGGGCCGTATCCTCAACGACGGCGGCCAGCTCTACCGGGTGGTGCAGGCGGTAACTCCTCAAGAGGAGATGCCCCCGCACGACGACGGCATGCTCGCCATCTACCGGCCTATTGACCGCGAGCACGCTGGCACAGCGGACGACCCCATCCCGTGGGTGTACGGCATGGACTGCCACGCGGGCAAGCACTACAGCTACAACGGCAAGGTCTACAAGGTTGCCGAGGGTGGGGACATGATTCCCTGTACGTGGCCGCCCGACAGTCCCGGCATGTGGCAATGGGTGGAGGTGTAGCACATGGCTATCGTTGTAAACGGCAAAAAAGTTGCCGGGGTGGGACTGCCCGGCAAAGACGGAGCTCCAGGGGCAGACGGCAAGGATGGTGCACCTGGAAAGTCCGCCTATCAGGCGGCAAAAGAGAAAGGATATACCGGAACCGAAGAGGAGTTTAACACCGCTCTGGCTGGTATGCAAAGTGCTCCATTCCTGCCGCTGAGCGGAGGAACAGTTGAGGGCGTTCTCGAAATTAGATCAGGGATTGAATTTGGCTATGGCAGCAATTCGATAGAACTATCTCCCTCATCTGCAAGTCGGCTTGAATTGGTGGCTAATGCTTCCGGCGGGTCCAGTGGCGGCTCGATTGGCGGAACAGTTGAGCTGATAGGGTTGTCCGCGCCAACGGCATCCAATAGTGCCGCAAATAAGCAGTATGTGGACGAGCACGCGGGGGCGAAGGTTATTTTGGGGAGCTATGTGGGAACGGGAAAATCAGGCAAAAGCAACCCTAATCAAATAACCTTAGCCGCACCCTTTAAAATACTCTGTATTTATGGCATGCAATGGCCAGATTCGTATCGAAGTATCGACAATTCTGGTACTGGCGAAACTTCTGTCATTATTCCCGGCAGCATTATCCCTACTGAGTATACAAGCGGCTTTGGTTTTTTCTACTCTAGCAACTCAAGAGATTCTTACGGTAAAAAATCAGCGGATGGAAAAACTTTCAGTTGGTATTATAACTATACTCCATCTGATGCAGCAACTGTGCAGCTTAATTTATCTCAAGTTGTATATCACTACTACGCCATAGTTTAGAAATAAGAGGTGAATTAAATATGACCATCATCCAAATTGACCCGTTGGAGACCGGCCAGCACCCGATCCAGAGCCAGAGCGGGCGGCGCGCCTGCTGGCTGGAGGGCTACATAGAGGTGCCCGCCCACCTCCATGACGCGGTGTGGGCGACCTATGGCTGGTGTGACCTCCAGATTGAGGGGGACAAGCTGGTGGGCATCACGCCTACTGAGCGGCCTCCAGAGCCGGAGCCGGAACCCCAGCCGCCCCTCGCAGAGGACATCACTCTGGACATGCTGTCCGAGCACGAGGCGCGGCTGTGCATGCTGGAACTCACCGCTGCCACATGAGAAAGGAGACGCCATGACAACCGTATACAACCTCTGCAAGCTGCTCATTGACCGGGGCCGCACCGACGGCCTACAGGACAAGATGGATGTCTATCTCGCCGCCGACCGGCTTACCCCGGAGGAGTACCAGAAGCTGGCCGGGCTGCTGGCCCCGGAACAGTAATCAACAGCGGGATCGCTGGATAAAAGGATGTGAATCAAATGAGTAAGCTCATTACATATGTCCCGCTCTCGTCCGTGGAGCGGATTGAGCTGAGAGTCACCAACTGCCGCAAGACGCTCTCTCAGGTCAAGGCTGAAACAAAGGCTCATTACGTGCTCAATGGCGGCATGTGGAACCCAGACGGCACCCCCTGCCCGCTGCTTAAGGTGGGCGGGGCGATGCTCTCCGGCACGCCCTGGCGTCCGATGGGCTACGCCTGGGACAAGGGCCCGGACATCCACATGACCTCCGGGTACGAGGGAGCGGCCAACTTTATCGCGGTAACCGCCCTTATTTCCTCCGGTAAGCCGGTGGATAAGCCCTCCTACGGCTCGGCCCAGGGAGGCAAGCGGGGGCGCAGCGCCATCGGCCTGCGTGGTGGCAGTCTGGCCCTCTATTGCTCTGGCGATGGGACCGGAGACGCAGCCACGCCGGAAACTCTGCGGGACGAGCTGGCCGGGCTGGGCTGGGCCTCCGCCGTTATGCTGGATGGGGGCGGCTCCAGCCAGTGCGACTTTGGCGGAGAGCGCATCACCGCCAGCCGCAAGGTGCACAACTGGATTTGCGTGTATCTCAAGCAGGCGGAGCAGACACCGCCGGAAGAGGAGGACAAGCCTATGAGCAAGCATACTGTATGCCTTGACCCCGGACACGGGCCGGGCAACGTCAACGGATCCCCGGACGGCACCTACAAAGAGTGGGAGTTTACGTGGGATATGGCACAGCGTGTCAAGCCGCTGCTGGAGGCCCAGGGGGTGGGCGTGGTGCTCACCAAGACAGCGGACAACTACCCCAGCCTGACAGAGCGGGCCAACATCAGTAATAAGTCAAAGCCGGACTGCTTTGTGAGCATCCACACCAACGCTTACGGGGAGGGGGGCTGGTCGAGCGCGTCCGGGCTGGAGATCTACACCAGCGCAGGGCCTATGACGGCGCAGCGCAATGTTCTGGCCTCCAAGCTGGTCAACACTTTCCACGCCGCCGGGGTTTCCCTGAGAAATGAACCTATCAAGCATGAGATGTATACCGTGCTCGCCAAGACGGACGCCCCCGCCGCGCTCATTGAGTACGGCTTCCATACCAACAAGATGGACACGGAGTATCTCAAGGATAGCAAGTACCGGGACAAGCTGGCCGAGGCCACCGCAAAAGGCATCTGTGAGTTCCTGGGCGTGGCGTGGCAAGCCGAACCGGGAGAGGACAATGCAGAGGATACCCCGGACAGTTGGGCCGCTGAAGCGTGGGGAAAGGCCAAAGACAAGGGCGTACTGGACGGCACCCGTCCCCGCGATAATATGACCCGGCAGGAGCTGGCTGTCGTGCTGGACAGGCTTAATCTGATTTGATGGAGGTACATATCATGGACATTTCTTCTTTGGGTATCACCGGAGTGGCGGTTATCACTGTGATCTGCTTTCTGGTCGGCCAGGTGGTCAAGGCCACTGGACTGGACAATAAGTGGATTCCCATCATCTGCGGCGTATTTGGCGCGGCGCTGGGTATTCTCGGCATGTTTATTATGCCCGAGTTCCCGGCCAGCGATTATCTTACTGCCGCTGCCGTTGGGATTGTGAGCGGACTCGCGGCCACTGGTATCAATCAGGTCTATAAGCAGTTGACTAAGGAGGGCTGATGCCCATGGGGTGGGTAGGCCCACTGATTTCCGGGGCGGCGTTGGTCTTGGTGGCGATTATCGAGGCGGTCGCCGCGCGGGAGCGGAAACGCATCAAAGCGGACAATCAGAAGAGCGATGCCCTTATGAATGGGGTACAGGCTCTGCTAAGACGCGAAATCATTGCCGAGTACAACCATTATACTGAGCAAGGACATATCCCGATCTATGGTATAGAAAACGTGCTGGATATGTATAACGCATATAAGGCATTGGGCGGAAATGGCATGGCGACGAAGCTGGTAGAGGCCTTGAAGCAACTGCCCACAGAACCGCCGGAGGGCGAAAGGACGTGACTGAATGAGCGCAAGAGTGAAGTTGCCAGAACCATTGGATGAGCTCTTGCGCTCTGAGCTGGAAGCGGCTATCCACGAAGCGGCCCTACACCGCGACGATGAATTGATCGCCAAGCGGCGCATCATTGATAAGTGGGGACAGATTGATGTTGCGGCGGAGCTGGGTTGGGATCGAAGCACAGTTAGCGACCACGAGAAATACATATTCCAAAGGGTTGAGGCTGTAGCAAAGCAGCTCTATACGAAAAAGGGAGCCGGGGATTAATCCCAGCTCCCTTATTTTTATGTATGCTTTTTTACTGATCGACATACGCATGTGCTGTTATCTCCATGGTCATCGTCATACCATAGAATGTTGTAGATCGGGCCCGTCAAGAATCCGTACAGCCTGATCGTCCCTCCAAGTCTGAGTGAGTGAATAGACTCCGCTTCGATACATAGCTCTGAAAATCTATCTCTGGCTGGCTTATTGAGCGATGCAACGTCGATCGCATGGTTCTGTTTTTTTGCTGAAATAAAAATGTCGCTCCAAGTCATGCGCTCGAAGTCTTGCAATTTTGGGAAAATCGTAGTCCAGAACTCATGAGAGAGACGTGGCTCATGAAAAGACCATCTAATATTTTGCTCCATATCGCAAGATGCCAGCCGCCAAGATGGATGCTCCTTCATAATGCTGTCCGGGTCTCCGCCCAGCTTGATGCCGGGTAACGGCACCCCGCCTTGTCTGACTTCCGATTTCGGAGTGCCACCACATTTAACGCGCTTAGAGCCCGCCATAATACATTGCCATACTTTCCTTTGTGATAGGAGTGTTACACAGGGCTCCAGCGGGGAATCCACGTCTGGCATCTTGCCATGGGCCTTCCATGTGTGTGAGCTGGCTGAGCCACTGGGCATTTTTCTCTCCATAGTATTCCAGAACTTTATTAATGGTGTCCTTTTGCCCACCGCTCAGATTTTCACTGTTGCCCTTCATCTCATCGGCAGAGACCGAAAACTTCCCTTGGCTGTGATAGAAAAGGGCAGGGCACACAGGCCCGTTGGCCCACGCTTCAAAGTCCTCATCAAAGAGGGGCGCATCATCCCAAACTAAAGACCACGCTTGTGTGTAGTAGCATAACTTTTGCAATTTCATGGTAGACATCTTTCCGCGCTGCTCTAAAATATATTTTGCTGTGTCAAATACAGTACCCATATCGGTGCGCCTCCTTTCTGACACTATTATATTCTCATGTATCAAAAAGTAAACACGTAAAAATGCCGAAAATCGCAAAACTACCATCAATCCACATAATCCCCCCACAACCCCCGCATGGACACCCCCCATGCGGGGTTATTTTATGCGACAATATAGACATGGAGGACGTGAGGATACAGGGTTGGTACACGTCGCCGCCCTCCTCACGGACTCCTTATTTTTGTGGACAGGACGTGTTTGAGATGACTTTGATTGAGAGGATGGTAGCCCCTGGCATGTCCCGTGATTGTGCCGCTGAAACAGCGATGTGGTACATGGCACAGGGAGATGACGAGGGCCTAGAGGATTACGTAACCGCATTGGAGGCGGGGAGGGAGGCGCGTCAGTATGGCGTTTCCTAATTACACATACCCGGCTTATGGGGCCTACAATCCTGTCACCCCATTTGCTCCGACGCCACAAGTATATCAGCCCCAGCAACCTACTCAGCAACCCTCACAGACCATTCAGCCACAGGGAAATGTAAACACACAGCCCGCTTTTTTCTGCCGTCCTGTGGCATCCAGAGAGGAAGCGTTGGGTGTTCCGGTGGATTTTATGGGTGCTCCCATGTTTTTCCCCGACCTCGCTCACAATGTAATCTACATGAAACGATTCAATACCAACAGCGGTTCGGCTGATGTGTTTGAGTTCCATGGTCAACAGCAGGCAAAAGAACAGCAGGTAGAGAACCCGGCCCCTGCTTTTGCACCACTGGATGAATTTATGGACATGAAGGACACCATCAACAATTTGAAAGACGAGATAGAACGGCTGAAAAAGCCCACGTCTGGCGGAAAGGCAGGGAAAAAGAATGATGCCTCCGATGAATAATCCCATGACGGCCATGCTCCAGATGGCGCGGAACGGCGGGAATCCCATGCAAATGCTCCAGCAGATGGCTGGACAGAATCCGCAGGCAGCTCAAGCTATGCGGCTCATTCAAGGGAAAAACCCGCAGCAGCTTCGCCAGACTGCGGAAAACATGGCAAAACAGAGGGGAACCTCCGTTGAGGAAATTGCACGACAACTAGGTATACCCATGAAATAAAATAGAGCACTTCTTTTCAGTTTTTCGGTGTCTTGACAAAAAACCGCTCTTTGGAAACATCCGGGGAGCGTACGGCCCCGATGTAATAACTGACAAAGGAGTATATACAATGGATAACGATTTTGCGACTGGCTATGCTCTTGGCTCCGACTCCAACGGCGGCAACTGTAACAATGGCGGCTTTTGGGGTGGCGATGGCTGGTGGGCTATCATCATCTTCGCCATGATTTTTGGCTGGGGCCGCGGCGGCTTCGGTGGCTTCGGCGGTGGCGGTGCCAGCACCGATCCCGGCCTCCAGGGATTGGCTACCCGTGCCGATGTCAATGAGGCCATTGCCTTCAACGGTGTGGAGCGCGGTATTTCTGCTATCCAGCAGGGCATCTGTGACAGCACCTATGCCCTGAATAACAGCATCACCAGCGGCTTCAACAACACCAATGTGGCACTTCTCCAGGGCTTCAACGGTGTTCAGTCTCAGATGTGCAACATGGCCGCTCAGGCTCAGGATTGCTGCTGCCAGACCCAGCGCGCCATCGACGGCGTGAACTACAACATGGCGACCAACACCTGTGCCATCCAGAATACCATCCAGAATAGCACACGAGATATTATTGACAGCCAGAACGCTGGTACTCGTGAAATCCTGAATTTCTTGACTCAGGATAAGATCGCCTCCCTCCAGTCTGAGAATCAGGCGTTGAAGTTCCAGGCCAGCCAGACCGCACAGAACTCTTATCTTGCTGCCATGTCTGACGCTCAGACCTCTGAGCTGATTCGGCGCATCAACCCCATGCCCGTGCCCGCTTACCAGGTGCCCGCCCCCTATCCCTATTGCGGGGCCTACAGCAACGGCTGTGGTTGTGGCTGCTAAACTTACGAGGAATCCTCGTAAGTTGATCTTCCGGCTTTGCCGTGACTATTTCGGGGCGGCGGGCTAAGTGTCTGCCGCCCCTGATTTTTGGAGGTATTTTATGTCTTGTAAGCCTGTTTGCCGACTGTGCGACAACCTGGTGCTAAGCCAGGCGGTCACCTTTACTGGAGGGAATCTTGAAATCAATCTGCCTGCCGGCGCCTACAACAACGGCGGAAAGTATTGTATTGTGGTAGCTCAGTCCATCCCGGCCACAACTACCATCAATGCACCTGTGTACATTACTATTGGTACGGGGACAGAGCTATATCCCCTTACCAAGCGTAACTGCGCTCAGGTGACTGCCTGCGGCATCCGCACTCGCACCCGCTACTCCGTCTGTGTGGTGACTACCCCCACCGGCGGCTCGTTCCGCATGTTTGGGCAGCCCTGCTGCTCTCCCAGTAACAATCTTGCCAGTATTGACGGCGGTGCTGCACCCGCCCCTACGGCGTAAGGAGGGGTCAAAATGAAACGATCTACTCGGATGATGCTCATGTCCAGTGGCAACAATCGCCGCTACAACGACGGACGGAGCTACGACAACTACGATGTCGATGATAAGTTTCGTGACCGCCGTGGCCGGGAGCATTACGACAATGGCCGCTATGCGCCGCGCTCTGAGATGATGGAGCCGGAGGATCGGGGCTATCGTCGCTACTCTGATGGGCGCTTTGCCCCACGCAACGATGGTGGCATGTGGGTAGATAGCCGCTACTGGGATGACCGGATGTACGGCCCTCAGTCTCACTACGGCTACCCCTACGTCCCACCGGTCTATCGGGAGGATGGGGGCGCATACACAGAGCGACGGGAGATGAATCGGCCAATGAACAAAATCGGATTCGCTATCTCTGGAGAAGGAGAAATGAGAACTCCGAGAGAGTTTGACCATGACTACCGCATGGACGAGATGGCGTACAGAAAAGGTGGAGAACACATGACAGGTTATGGGGCTGCTTCCGGCTATATCCCTTTCACGAAGGAGATGGCCGATGAATGGTCTAAGCATATGGACAACGAGGATGGCACCCGTGGCGCTCACTGGACGCTGGAGCAGGCCAAACAGGTCATGGCCCAGCGTGGGATTGAGTGCGACCCTGTCCAGTTCTGGGCGGCCCTCAACATGGTCTATAGTGACTACGTTAAGGTAGCCAAGAAACACGGTGTTGGCGATAAGATTGATTTCTATGCCGACATGGCAAAATCGTTCCTCTGTGATAAGGACGCACCGGAGGACAAGCTAGCCCGCTACTACGAGTACATCGTGAGGGGCTAAACAAGGGGCGGGGGCAATAGCCTCCGCCTTTTCTTTCCTAAAAGTTTTCCCTTTAATTTTCCCTTACCAGCACATTTTAAGTTGAAAAATTTCATTGCAAAATGAAAGAATAAATGATATATTTCGATTAATACGATAAATTTTAATTCTATTTGATATTAAATAAAGTTTACAAATAGCAACCAATAGTTGCGTAACGAAGGAACCCGTTAGGCCTTGAAATTCAAGGATTCTAACGGGTTCCTAGTTATCCACATAAAAGTTTTCCCTTATGTTTTCCCTTTACAGGTTTAGAACATTTTTTATAAATCCCTCCATGCGGGCAGCGCTGTCCTGCCTCATGCGCTCCGTGAAGTGCCCGTATCTGTCCAGAGTAAAGGCCGCGCTGGCGTGGCCGAGGTTGCTCTGGATGGTCTTGATATCATCGCCAGCACGAATAGCATTAACGGCATAGGTGTGACGCAGGTCATGGAAACGGACTCCATCAAAACCGGCTTTTTTAATAAGCCGCTTAAAACTCCTGTCTACAAATTGGTGAGTAAGCGGATGCCCGAGCGGGTTTGTGAAAACCAAGTTATGTTCGTTTCCCCATGCAGGCCCGGCCTTGATTTTCATTTCTGCTTGCCTCCGCTTCTGTTCCCTTAGAACTTTTATTGCGGAAGTTGCGATGGTGATAGTTCTGCTCTTCCCATTCTTAGGAGATGCAAAGACTTCTTCATTTACCCGGAGATCGCTCCTTACAAGTTGCCTATTGACTATCAGTGAGCCTGATTTTAGGTCAACGCAATCCCAGGTAAGGCCAAGCAACTCAGACTGTCTAAGGCCGGAAAATAAAGCCAAGATGATAAGGGCCTCGATCTGATCCCCTGCTGCGGCCTTAAGTAATTTTGATACATTAGCATCATCGATAGGATGTATCTCTGTCTGCTCCTGACGGGGTAATTCGCAATTTTCGGCGGGGTTCTTTGGTATGTACCCTAGCTGTACAGCCTTTTCAAGTGCTTGATGGAGCACTTTATAGGCCAGACGGATTGAGGCAGGAGAGAGTGCCAATTTATTAACAAATCTCTGGACAATATGTGGGCGGATTTCATGGAGGCGAACAGCTCCCATAGCGGGCTTGATATGCCGCTCTATATTATTCCTGTATATGCGTATAGTATTTGCTTTTACCCCAAGCAGATAATCTTGAAGCCAACTATCCAACCATACATTCAGAGTTAACTTTACTGGGTCAGTATAAGTTCCTTGGTCTACGGTCAATGTGGCCTCTTTGAGTTTTTTAGCGACTTCTTTTTGCGTTTTCCCGGTAATACTCCGCTGGATCTGTTTCCCTGTACCTGGGTCATACCCAGTTGTAAATCGGGCCTCCCAGTAAGTATATTCTTTCCCATTTCTGAGTACCGTTTTTTTGCGGATTGTCCCGTTACCCGCAGCAGACTTTCTAGCCATTGATTTTTCCCTCCATTCTGGTATAATGGAAGGGCAGTGAGCCCGTCAAACTTACTGCCCTCTATGTGAGCCGTCCCTGGTGTTGGTAGCACCGGGGGCGGTATTTTTATTGCGCTTTTTTCAGCTTCTCCATTTCGCGGTTCAGCTTCTTCACCATAGCCTCAAGGGCAGTGATCCGAGTGTCCATGACCTCCATGTCGTCCAGGTGCTCCAGTTTCTCTAGGATAGTCTGCTGCCCTTCGGCCAAAAGATTGAACCGGGTTGTGACCTCCGAGTCCAGCAGTAGTTTCATACGTCTAGTGCCTTCGTCCAGGATTTCCTGTTTCTGCTTCTCCAGCTTCTGGTCGATGCGGGATTCCATCCCCTTCATCATTTCCGCGATTGCCTGCAAATCTTTTTCTTCAAGCATATGTAAATCCTCCTATTACAATTCTGTCGCTAGATTCCCATTCTGTTTGGCAATCGTAGGTTGATGTACCATATCATAAACACAGTCCAATAATCCGTTCTTCTCCAACGAAGCAATCTCTTGGCATATAGAAAATAAGCTGCCACAATTTGGTGATAACACATATTGCTTAAATAGAACTAAAGTTCTATAATGATAAACAAGGGGAGCAAAATTCCCGACCAAAATATTGGTAAGGTACAAATTGGGAGGAGGGCGCAAGATGACGCCAAACGAAAAAGGGATTCCAAACTTTGAAAAGCTAACCAAAGCACTAAATAAGAAAAAATTCCCTTATCGTTCCTTGCGTACTTTGGTGTTAATTTGCGAACCAGCGGTCAATAGCGTCCATAATTGCGAGCAAGAATCGAAGATCTGCGTCAGTTAGATCCCTTCCCTCTGGAACAATCCCAGCAGAAACAAAGGCCGATACAACTTCATCAACAGTCAATTCCCCTTCTTCATCTTCGGATGGAGTAGGGGGATTTTCTTTTTTGTCAAGATCATCAAGGGTATATCCCATTGCATAAACAAGGCTTTTCATCGTTTCAAGTGAGGGGGTTTTTGTAATACCTGATGTTATTTTCGCAAGTGTTCCTTTTGGGACTCCTGATTTTTCGCTTAACTCATCAAGGCTCATCCCTGATGACTTTCTCATTTCATTAAAAACGTCAAGCCACATTTTCCTTACCTCCTGAAAAGACTATATCACAACTGTTAGAAAAGTGCAAGAAAAAGATTTCCGAGTTCGGAAACAGAAATTATAAAAATAGCTTGACAGATTCCGTATACGGGAATATAATAAAGGCAGAATTTCCGCAGACGGGAATGGAGGTGAGACTATGGCTGCGGTTTATCCTAATTTGGCCGGAGAAATCGCCAAACGTGGTATTAAAAAGTGTGTCCTAGCAAAAGAGGCTGGAATTAGCGACCGGGTTCTTCGCAACAAGATGGCTGGGAAGGGTTCTTTTTCAATCCAAGAAGCCATTGAAATCAAGAACAAATTTTTCCCCGATTACACGGTAGATGATCTTTTCCGCCGAATCGACGATCGGGGGGCATAAGAAAGCCGGGAGTGCTGTCACACTCCCGGCCCGGCCTCAACGACCTACCCGAACACGCTTAGTCACGGTTCGAGTAGTTTTCCCATTCGACACATGTGTGGTAGCAATAATGTGACTACCAGATTGCCGGACAGTAGTGCAAGCCCTGACAGTAATTCTTTTCATTTTCTCACCTCCTTTCGGCACCGCCCATTACCGAATCAGAGGGGGATATGGATTGAATTACTACCGGCATTATTATACCGCATCTGGAATAAAAAGTACATATCTTGTTGCAAGAAATTTTGATCCTACAATATGTAGAATAAAAATGCCCCGCCGGGTGTCGTTACCACCCAGCGAGGCGGCAAACCTAATTGAAGCGACCAATCAGGCTTGCAGGAAGATTGTACCACATCCTCCTTCAAGCCGCAATAAGAAGGAGGAAAAAAGAATGTCCGATTTGACCGTAAGAGAACTAAAGCGTGATGCGGCCCGCGTCAAGCACGAAGTGGACGAGCTGGATCGGGTGGCTCACGGAATGACCTTTGATGAACTGCTCCGGTTGCTGGCCGGGCAGAAGCCAGATAGCACCAATGGAGAAAAAGAAGCCCGCCCCTGACGGGGCGGAGAAGGAGGGAATATAATGATCGAGTCCAAGCATGTAATAATCAATCACCTCAACAGGTGGGTGGAATCATATGACATCGTAAAAGAATGGGATTCCGACGGACATATCATCCGACAGGAAGTGGTTAATTATCGGCGCGAATGGACCTAATCACGAATCCAGCCCCGGAGTCACGAGGGAAAAATAAGCGCCCCGGCCGGTGTGCGACCACCGACCAGGGCATGACACCACGTGAAGCAGCCACGAGGTATCGGAGACAGTATATCACATCCTCCGGCCTCTGGCAAGATTGGAGGATTTTTTATGCTCAACAAAAAAAGCGAGTCGCAGGAAATTGAGAACTGCGCCAATAACTTGAACCACACCATGGACAGGCTTTGTCTGGCATGGAAAGGACGGAAATGGGAGGAGGCCCATATGGACTACACGTTTGAAGATTACCGCAAGGCGCTGGAGGGGGCCGGGCCTAAGCTAAAAGAGCTTGTGCTTGACCGGGCGGCGCACGACCCAACGATTGATTTCCCGGAACTGAAAGCCCTTGTTGATTTTGCGTATCCAGAGGGGGCGTAAAGACATGGAGGACAAGATACTCCTGACCATCAAAGAGGCGTCGCAGCTGACCGGAATTGGCATAAGCAAATTCTACGAATTGTCCAGGCGAGCAGATTTCCCAGCCATACAGCTAGGGACACGAAAGAAGCTGGTGCTCCGCCATAAACTCGAAGAATGGTTGGAAAAGACATTTTCCGGCGGAATTGATATCAAGTGACGGGAGGAAAAGACATGAGCAAGACTCGAAATGAGCGCCTCTTGGCCCGCCGGGAGGCTGTGCGCGGTGTGGTGGTCACCATCTGTTTCCTAGTGGCCCTGTTCGCTGATAGTTGGGTGGAGTGGATTTTATGAACCGCTATCTGATTACGAGCGTTGCGGCTCTGTTTCTCTTACTGGCGCTGGTTGTACTGATTGAAATCGTCTGGAACCAAGAACCGGAACAGCCAGCCATTGAGACCCCGGTAGCAACCACCACCCCGTCCCCCACGCCCACCGGCCCGCTCACCATCCAGATCACCGGACTGGAGGGCGCGGAGAGCATCGACGATGTGTGGGCGGTCATAGAAATCCCACATTGAGGAGGGAGCAAAATGGACTTAAAAAAGATTTTGGACGAGCATCTCCTTTGGCTGAATGGAGAGGGCGGCAGCCGTGCCAACCTGAGCAATGCCAACCTGTTCGGTGCCAACCTGCGCGGTGCCAACCTGCGCGGTGCCAACCTGTTCGGTGCCAACCTGCGCGGTGCCAACCTGCGCGGTGCCGACCTGAGCGGTGCCAACCTGCGCGGTGCCGACCTGAGCGGTGCCGACCTGAGCTTTGCCAACCTGCGCGGTGCCGACCTGAGCGGTGCCAACCTGAGCTGTGCCAACCTGAGCAATGCCAACCTGAGCGGTGCATCTATGGATCAAATGATATGGGATATTCATACAGTTTTTTACCCGCTGCAATGCCCAGATTCCGGTTCTTATATCGGCTATAAAAAGGCAAGTGGCCTTGTTGTGGAGTTGGAAATCCCCGCAGATGCACGCCGGTCCTCCGCTACTAGCCGAAAATGCCGCGCCAGTAAGGCCAAGGTATTGAGTATCACAGATATCAACGGAAATCCTGCTGGCGGCCAGGTAAAGAGCAATTATGATCCGGACTTTGTTTATACCATAGGGGAAACCGTTGAAGTGTCTGATTTTGATGATGACCGCTGGAACGAGTGCTCTACTGGCATTCATCATTTTATTACACGGGCGGAAGCCGTTATTTACGAATAAAAAGCGCCGCTCCCCGGTGTGCGAGACCAGAGGGCGGCAAGAGAAAGAACATCTGCCCTTATTTTAGGGCTGGAAGGAGGAAAAGTCAATGCTGAATACCACAAATATTTCTGCCCTGCTGCGCTGGGCGATGGAGAATATCGGCTACCCAATCGACGAGATTAACGCCCTGGACGGGACAATACATATCCGCCTCTCGGATGGCCGAACCGGATTCCTTTATATGGGTGAGGATGGCTGCCCGCGGGCGGTGCTTCCGGCGATTGCCTGATATGGAGTGGTGGCTTCCATTTTCACCATACCGGGATATGCAACAGGATCCAACCGCAGGGAATTGCCCAAATTGCGGAGCAGAACTTTACCAAAACGAAGAAATGTGCCAGAAATGTAAGGAGGAACAAAATGACACTGTATGAAATTGACCAGGCGATTCAAGGTCTGGTAGACCCGGAGACAGGGGAACTAATGGACTATGAGGCGTTTGCTGCGCTCCAGATGGATCGGGACGCTAAGATTGAGAATATGGCCCTTTGGTACAAGGATTTGATGGCCGACGCCAAGGCAATCAAGGAGGAGGCAGACACGCTCAATGAGCGCAGAAAGGCCCTGGAGAACAAGGCGGAACGGCTGAAATCCTATCTGTCCCTTGCATTAGACGGCGAGAAGTTCCAGACGGCCAGGTGCTCCGTCACTTTCCGCAAAACCTCGTCCATTCAGGTGTCCAATCCGGAGGCCCTGATCCGCTGGCTGGAGCAGAACGGCTATGATGCGGAGTGCGTCAAGTACAAGGAACCAGAGGTCAGCAAGACTGGCATTGGCAAGCTCATTAAGGAGGGCGTGCCCGTTCCATATGCCTCGATTGAGCAAGGCCGCAGTGTGGAGGTGAAGTGATGGACAAGTTCCGTCTGCTGGAGGCTTCCGACATTGAGGTGAAGGTCAAGCAGGTCAAAAAGAATGGGGCGGTTCTCCTGCTTTATAAGACGGCCAGGACGGATATGGATATCCTGGATGAGACGGTTGGCTCTGAAAACTGGACGAACGATTACCGGGAAATCAAAGGGAACCTGTATTGTGGGATTGCCATCCGTGAGGGAGACGCCTGGACGTGGAAGTGGGATTGTGGAATAGAGTCCAGGGAGGACGGCGAGGGCAACGAGAAAAAGGGGGAGGCAAGCGACGCATTCAAACGTGCTGGTTTCCGATGGGGCATTGGCAGAGAGCTTTATACCGCCCCGTTTATTTGGGTACCCTCTGAGAAAATGAACATCCTGGAATCCAATGGGAAGTTTCGTACCTTCGACACCTTCTCGGTTGAGAAAATTGCTTATGGTGACAACCGTAGGATTTCCGGTTTATCTATCCTGAACAACCGGACAGGAAAGCGGGCGTTTGTATGGGCTATGAGCTGATAAACGAGATCGGCGCAAAGTCCGCACTCCTGGATAAGGCAATCGGGCAGCTCGGAGCCCGCGGCAGAGCATATGCGCAGGCGGAACGCGATTACAGGGTAGCCCTCCGAAAAGCTGTTCTGGAGGCCAGGGCGGAGGGCACGCCTGTAACTATTATCTCTGATATTTGCCGTGGTGACGCGGAGATCGCCCGACTACGCTTGGAAAGAGATATTGCGCAGACAGTGTACGAATCCGCACGGGAGGCCATACAGGGCTACAAACTGCAAATTCGCATCCTGGACGCGCAGTTGGAAAGGGAGTGGGGGCGTGCATCGAGAGACTAAGGCCACCGCCATATCCGCGGCAACCAAAAAGGCCGTATGGGAGAGGGATTTTGGGCGGTGCGTACTCTGCGGCTCCATCAATGCGGGGCCACACTGTCATTACATACGGCGGAGCCAGGGCGGTCTTGGAATTCCAGAGAATATTTGGACAGGCTGCCAGCGGTGCCATGCGGCATTTGACAACGAGGGGGCGGATGGTCCGCTTCATAAGCAGATGCAGGACTACCTCCGCACTTTATACCCAGGATGGGATGAATCAAAATTGATATACAAGAAAGAAGGGCCAAAATGCTAAATAGGGTTGTGATCCAGGGCCGCATTGGAAAGGACATCGAACTGCGTCACACGCAGTCCGGTGTCTCGGTGGTCAGTTTCTCCATCGCGGTTGACCGGGATTTTAAAGACAAGGCCACTGGCGAAAAAACCACCGATTGGGTTAATGTGACCGCATGGCGATCCACGGCGGAGTTTGTAAGCAAATATTTCTCCAAGGGCCGCATGGCTGTGGTAGACGGCAAATTGCAGACAAACACTTGGACAGACAAGGACGGGAACAAGCGGTCTAGTCTGGAGGTCGTGGCTGATAGTGTGTACTTTGGCGACAGCCGGAAGAAGGAATCGGAGGGGGACACACCAGAATCTGACCGCCCAGAACAGAATGGGCAGGAGTTCTCGGAGGTGGACGACGACGGAGAGCTCCCGTTCTAGGGCGGTGATGGGTTGACTTACATTGATTACCTTAATGAGTTCAACCGTTGGATCGAAAACAACCACTTGACGCTTCCGGCGCAGGTCTTGTACTTCAGGCTGCTGAACGTATTTAACCGGGCCGGGTGGCCTGAGTGGGTTCCAGTAGACACCATTCGGTTGCAGGTAATGACAAATGGATTGTCAAAGCCATCCGCTTACAGAGCGAGAGACGAGCTTGTAAAGGCTGGATTTATCCGGTACCAGCAAGGGAAAAAAGGGGCCCCGAGCCGCTATTCCCTATCGGAACAATCAAATTCTGGTATTGATTCTTTACAGGAAACGTTACATAAACCTTTACAGTTTCCTTTACAGAATCCTTTACAAGAAACTTTACCCATATATAAGACTAAGACTAAGACAAAAGAAAAGACTCCTACGGAGTCAAAAAGAAAAGTGTTTGTTCCTCCCACGGTGGACGAGGTGAGAGAATACTGCCTTGCACGCAAAAACGGCATAGACCCGCAGGAGTTTGTGGACTACTACGCGGCCAGAGGGTGGATGCTGGGGAAGGCCAAAATGAAAGACTGGAAAGCTGCTGTGCGGACGTGGGAGAAGCGCAGGAAGGGGGGGAACCATGACCAGCCAGAGCGATATTTCACTGCTGCTGACATTCCGGGCAGAAATGATTGACCCATCCCTGCCGACAGGACTTTGGTGGTGCGCTACGCCGGAGGACGCGGCGGCGGTTGGTATTAACGCCGTGTGCAAGAACAGATACGCGGCTTGGGAGGACTTAGCTGCCTGCACGGAGTTTATCACCCAGTTCTGCTATGTGTTCGTCGCAACACCAAACGATGCAGACCGGGAAGAGATTGTAGGCCAGCTCCAGAAGTGGGTGCCGGTCACTATCCTTGTGGCGGATAAGGCGGCGTTTCGCGGGAATGAATCAGTGGTCGAACTGCTGGACAATGCTGGCCCAAAGGCGGTAGAAAGCCTTTTGTTCGGCGCTTTGGATGTGCCGAGGCCGGGGCTGATTGACCTGTCGCAAGTGGAGATGGACGCACCCATTTCGCAAAACCGCATGATGTCCGGGCTGGTGCCGCTGGACTACTGCACCGGAGGATTCCGGGGAGGCGAATTGTCAGTATGGACAGGCAGGCGCGGCGAAGGGAAATCGACGCTTCTCGGGCAGATGCTCGTGGAATCAATCAACCAGAACCGAACTGTATGTGCCTATTCCGGTGAGCTCCCGGCGAGGCAGTTCAAACGGTTTGTGCTGCCGCAGATCGCAGGGCCGAGGAATCTTGTAGAGCAGCCAGACCCAAGAACGGGGCGGATGGAGTACGCGCCGTCAAAAGGAGCTATTCAGGCGATTGACCAATGGCTGGAAGGGAGCTTTCTCCTGACCGATTTGCGACAGTCAAATGCCCATGACGAGGACAACATACTGCGCCTGTTTGAGTATGCCTACCGCCGATACGGATGTTCGGTGTACTTGGTGGACAACATCATGACGGCAAGCCTGAAGGGAGAAGTGGAGCTTGGCCATTATGGGGCCCAGAAAGCCTTTACGCAGAGACTTAGCGCCTTCGCAAAACGCCACGATGTACATGTGCATCTGGTGGCCCATCCCCGGAAGGCTGGAGAGGAGCGGGGACTGACAGCAGACGACGTTGCGGGGGCGGCGGAGATTACCAACCTCGCTGACAATGTTTTTTCTGTGGAGCGGGCAAAGGAATCCGACGAAGTTGACTCCAGGATCAGGATCATCAAAGCCAGAGAGACCGGCAGCCGCGAGGTAATCCCACTGATGTTCGACACCAAATCACGGAGATACTACGACGCGGGAGGGAATCCGACAAAGAGATATAGTTGGGAGGCAGCCAGAGATGGACATGGATAAGGCGATAGGCATAGCGGCGGAAGAAGCCATGCGGCATATGAAAATCGGCATTTTTGTGTTGGACGGAGGCGGAGTGGAATTGGCGAAGGGGCATTTCGAGGTGGCCTATGCGCTGTTTGCCCTAGTGTTGGAGTGGAACGATGGAGAAAATCACGTTTAACATACCATACCCGCCCACGAAGAAGGGCAAGTCGGCCTTCTGCCGCCGGTTTGGGCTGAACGCCTACTACTCCGGAAAGCACTGGGCGCAGCGGAAGAAGGACGCCGACGAGCTCCATGCGCTGACCCTGGCCGCGCTGAAACAGGCTCGTGTGAGGCGCGGGATGGTACGTGGGCCGGTCTCCATCACCTTTGCATGGGACGACGGGCTGGACATTGACAACCACGCCGCCATTGCAAAAGCCGTGGTGGACGCGCTCAAGGGATACCTGTTGCCGGACGACGATCACCGCTGGTATAGGCAGGTCATACATAGGCTTTGGGACGGAGGATGTATCCGGGTGGAGGTGACCGAGCTGTGATAACCTCAGACCCCTACGGCATCAGCGGAGCGGTGGCACCCTGGCGCAGCCTGGACGCGATGGAGCCGATCGTGGAACGCAATATTACGGAGCGGGACGCGGAGGAGGCGGCAATCTGTGGACAGTGCCCGCTGCCGGACTGTAACCCCAAAAGAGTTGGCTGCCTCCTACATACCAGAGCGAAAAAGCCAAAACCGTCCCGCGATTTGCTGGAGCGCATGGCGCTGGACGGGCATGGGCCGGAGGAGATATCCCAGGCCACCGGATACAGCATATCAACCACCGCGATGTACATGAAAGATTTTTTTAAGGCTGGGCTATGTGAACGATGCTCATCCAAGAGCATTTGTGATGCGGCTGGCGGAACGTGTAGCCGCAAAGAGCGATGGAAAGCAGTCAAGGAGGTGCCAAACGGTGGACGATAAGACGCGCGCCCTGCTGGGTGATCACGAGGCGGCTAAGCTATGAGGGTGTTGGTGGCCTGTGAGGAGTCGCAGGAAGTCTGCAAAGCGTTCCGGGCGTTGGGGCATGATGCGTACAGCTGCGACATTGAGCCGTGCAGCGG